AAGAAGAGGTAAAATGGCATTATACTCTTGTTTCAGCTTCCGGTAGACATAGTGAACGTCACATTATTATAAAACCATATGGCCATGTGCCTGATGAAAAAGTACAGTCACTAGTGAATTATATTTTAAAGGTTATAGATGATCAAGGTGGAGAGGTCGCAGAAGGAGAGTATAATGACTTCCGCGATCTTCCTGAAATGTCGGATATGTATAAAGACGTAGATATAGAAAAGGCTGTAGGAGAGTATCTAATTAGTCTTGATGAATTAACTCTTGTAAAGCACTTTCCAACTAAAAAACAACTCAAACCTGGCAACACAAATATTGATCCTTCTGCAAAAAGCGCGCTTTTTGCTCTTCAAGGTCAAGATGTCAACTGGGGAGATGTAGCTAAACAACGCGCTGACGACTTTAATAAGGATAGAATATGAAAACATTTAAGGTATTTTTTGAAGATAACGAAAATAGTAAGTTAAATAATAATGATATACGAGATTTAATTAATGCCTTTGATCAAATAAAAGAACCATATTCTCGTTATTTATCAGTATTTAATTATTTTGACCCCAACTCTTTAGGTACTATTTCTGAAGTATTATTAACTAAGTTAGTCAACACAATTGATGGAGTAACTGCAGATCATGTAGGAGCAGGCCAAGGTCTAGCAGATCTAATCGTTAACGGCCACCCAATCAGTTTAAAAACAACTAAAGGTTCAGTTCATATTGGGCTTGGGAAGGATGAACAAAATACTAACCCCGCTGATGTAAAAGAATTATTAAAAAATTTAAACATTATATATGATAATAATCCAGAATATAGAGATTATACGGTCGCTCAATTGCAAAGCGTTATTGATCCGGAAGTTTATAAATTAATTTATAATCGTCTTACATCAATCGCTAGAAAATTATCTGGAGATGAAAATAAAGAATTTTTTGTTTGGGTAGAAAAGATCTTCAAAAAAGATATTTTAAGTAAAATTATAATACACGTTGTTAAATATGATTACGATAAAGTCTTAAAACTATTCCTTGATAATATTATCCAAACTACGGCTAGTGCCTGGGGCCTCAAAGATAAAAATAATAATAAAGCTATAATTGCTACTGATACATCAGGTAAATTATTAAATATTACTCCATACTTTGTAAGGCAAAGTTCTCGAGATCAAACTGTGACGATTAATCTTATAACCAACATAAGAACTAAGCCAGAAGATATTAAAGAGAAATTACCAGCAGAATTTTTCAAAAGTTTAGATACAATTTATAGTAATATTTTTGGAAAGTCTACTGAACAACGTGCTAAAGAACTTTATTAAAGATAGAATATGAGTAAATTTAAAAATTTTTTTAACGAACGATTATCTCGAGCTGCTTTAGGTAGCAAAATTGCTAGTACTAATTCTAAATTATCTTTAGGTGGTTCTAGTAAAGACGTAAGACTACAGCCTCTTGATGGTTATAACTCTGCCCAGTTCCCGCGAGATATTCAAAGCGCGGGTCTAGAAATCGTAAAAATTGTTAAACCTAACGAACCTGGGTCAACATCTAGTCAACTTGATACTTATATAGTAAGAGATACTGACGGCGTAGAATACCCTGTCACTTTAGGTAAAGGTAAAGGATTTGGAGTTAGAGATGAATCAACAGTACTTAATTCTATTTCAAATCAAATCCAAGATATATTAAGCACTGAGGGCAAAGAATTCACTACCATAAAAATTGCTAATAAAAAATATAAAGTCAATGGTATTGAAACCACCCCAGGTACACCTAAAAGTGATTTTCATTTAACATTTGACGGAAACCCAGTTGTATTTATTTCTCATAAGAAAGGTACAACTGCTAAACATTATCAGCAGTATGGAGGTACATCTTTAAAATCTGGAGAAGTTATTCACAATCACCCTGAGGTTAAATCTTTTATTAAAAAAATAGCTAATTTATTCCCAGATGGTATGCCTCCTGGTTCATCAGTATATAGACCTATAAAAGATAGTAATCTCAAAATGCTTGCTATATATGGTCCTGATTACGGTAAGCCTTTTGGTTATGATAATGTTACTTTATTACTACAAGGTAATGTCAAACTAAACAAAATAGGAAATAATACATATGAGTTTGATGCAGCTCATATATCGTATAACGGAGAAGCACCTGAAGGAGAGTATGATGCTGTTTTATACGGTAGATATAATCCTTCCCGAGGAGGCAATCACGGTATTAAAGCATTAAGGTCTTCTATAATGCCTCTTGCTAAGCTTTCAGGTAATACTCAAAAAATATGATTACCACATTCTGCAGGACCAATAACGAGCTTTAGTTTTAGGACCTGGAGTATCACAACGATGTCTAGCTCTAAAAGAACGTCTCCTACCAGGGATGTTCTTTTTTATTCTCATATTAGGATCACCGAAGTTAACTTTTTTAACATTACCTGTTTTAGGGTCTTTTACGTATACTTTAAACTTTTTAACGTCTCCGCGCATAGGTTTATTTAACTTAACTTTACGTCCGCGGTATTCAGCTTCTTCAAAGACATCTTCATCAATCAAGTCGAACTTGAGCATTCCAATGTAGTTTTCATTCTCGTAAACAGGTATTGTAATATTTTCGTAGACTTCTTTAAAGCTGAACATATAATTATTTATAGTGGCTAGTATTTTTTACGATGTTATTATTATGGGATTTAGGGTACGAATAGTTCCTAATAAAATAACTATATATGATGATAACAACGAGATTAAAGGCAACACTATTCCAGACAATATAGTTAGGTATTGTATAGCTGAAGGATATTGTGATGCATGGGCTACAAAAGAGAGCTACAACATTCGTGTCGAGATAATGAGGATTAAAAAATAAATAATAATATATGATACTTTTTGAGCAATACTTCAAACTTTATGAAGAAGCTGGTCCTAACAAGCATCTAACTCATTTAGAAGAATTAGTATTAACTAACAAGAGAGATGGAGCTAATAGGGCTATTGGTTATTTAAATGCTCTTTCTCAAGTATTAGATAGCGGAACAAAGAAAGCTATCAATACAACAGTTAAGTATGATGGCGCACCAGCTGTTGTTATTGGCAGAGATCCTAATGGTAACTTCTTTGTAGGTAGTAAATCGGTATTCAATGCTGAACCTAAACTCAATTATAGTATAAAAGATATTAAAATTAATCATGCGGCCGCGCCAGGTCTAATAGATAAGTTAGTTAAGACTTTTGTCCATTTTAAAGATACAAATATTGATGGTGTTTATCAAGGAGACTTTTTATTTGATAACGAAATAAAGAAAACAGCAGTGATTGACGGAGAAGATCATGTTACTTTTAAACCTAACACTATTGTATATGCAGTGCCTGTAAATAGTAAAGAAGGTCAAGATATTCTGAATTCTGATATTGGAGTTGTATTTCATACAGAGTATGATGTACAATTAGATGATGAAGGGAAGCCTAGGTTTAATACTAAGAAGTTTGGTGTAGATGTGTCTACTTTAGATCCTGGACCTAAAGTTTATGTTAAGGATGCTTATTTTGAAAATGATGCAGGTTATGTTACTCTTACAGATGAAGAGACAGGCTTTATTAGAGAACTAGTTCAACAAGCTACTCAACTAACTAAAGAAATTAATTTTGATGGTATTGATGAAGATATCTATAAAGGTTTAAACACTTATATCAATACTGAAATTAGACAAGGAGAGTTTTTAAAAGATACAGACGTATCGTTCCAGCAGTATGTAGAGTGGGTTGAAGGCAGGATGGACCGTAAAATTGACTCCCTCAAGAGTGAACGTGGTAAGCAGAAAGCTTCTCAAATAAAAGATCAAATGCTAGGTTTGATTAGTTCAGCCAAAGAAGATATCACTAAGCTACTCAAACTTCAAGTATTAATTAAACAAGGTAAAGATATTTTTATACAAAAGTATAATAATATTATGAAGGGAGTATCTATGAAACATTATCTTTTTGATGATAACGGGGATCTTGTTGTCACCGAACCCGAAGGGTATGTAGCTGTGGATGCTGCTGGAGGCGCTATTAAATTTGTTGATAGACTAGAGTTTAGCAAAGCTAATTTTACCTTAGATAAGTCTTTCGGTTAATAGTTGTTTCTTAATTTGTCATTGTAAATACTCACAATGGCTGTCTCTAAATCTAAAAAAAGATATTCTTTATATCGTCAGGGCGTTAACGATGCTGTAGATAAACTATCTTCTGTGTTTGTTGAGGTTTTTTCTTCTGATCCTCGAGTACAAAGAGAAGATATTGAGAGTAAACTTCGTTATATCCAAAACCAAATTAAAGAATTAATTGTATGAATAAGTTTGTTTTTTGTTTTTATGACTTAAACTATACTCCTGAGTTTTTGAAATCGTGGGTAGGTTTATGTAATTTTTTAAACAAAAAAAATATTAAATTTTTACTAACACAAGGTCAAAGTTGTAATGCTTTTTATGCTAAACAAATGTGCTTAGGTGGTAGTGTATTGGCTGGTTCTAAACAGAAACCTTTTCAAGGGAGATTGAATTATGAGTACTTAGTCTTTCTGAGTGGAGATATTAGCTTTACAGTCAAAGATTTTGTTTCTTTATATACCAAAGCTAATAACTTAGGTTTATCTTTTATATCCGCGAAAGTAAGAGATCGTTATAAGCTAAGTGGTAAGTTTATTAATAACGTTGCTATTGCTGATCATTCAGAATTTGATATGACATTAATTAAGAGAGGAGTATTTGAAAAATTAACCTACCCTTGGTTTAAACCACACGTGTCAAAAAAAGCTAAAGATATGAATTTTGTAGACGTAGATATTTGCAAACGGTTACGAGAAGAAGCAATGATAGATTTGTATGTATATGATAATATTGATATCTTGAAAAAGGAAATTGTATATGGATAAAATAATGATATGTTGCCCTGGTACTAGTTTTAGTATGAATTATATTAAAAACATTACCAACTTATTACAACACTTTGAAGAAAGAAATATTAAGTATAAGTTTTGTACTACTTTCTCTCGCAACATATATGAAACTCGTAATAAATGTTTACTAGGTAATCCATCTAATGGTAAAGATCAACTACCATTTGGTGGAGAAGATTACACGCATATTTTGTGGATTGATGATGATATAACATTTAATAATAAAGATTTTGATTTACTATATGATTCAGGTAAAGATGTAATATCTGGTTTTTATATTATGGCAGATGGTGAACAATACGCTGCTGTAAAAATATGGGATGAAGAATTTTTTAGCGAAAATGGTTATTTTCAATTCATGCGACCTGATGATATTAAAGACGGTAAATATCCTACTCGAGTAGAGTATATAGGATTTGGTTTTCTTTTAATTAAAAAAGGAGTTTTTGAACAATTAGAATACCCTTGGTTTGAGCCTACCTATTTGCAAATTAGAGAAGCAGAAGACTTTTGTATGGAGGATGTTACGTTTTGTTTGAAATGTAAAAAGAAAGATATACCTGTTTTTGCTCACCCGAAAGTTATTGTCGGTCATAATAAAGTAATGGAGCTCAAAAAATGAACAGCGGTGAGTTCTGGGATGATATTATTAATAGAAAATATTCTTCTAACTCTAGATTTTATGATCTTAAAGTTTCAGATATAGTAAAATATTCATCAGGTGACATATTTAAATATTATGGGTATGATATAGATTATAATAATATCATAAATGTTGTATGTACAAAAGGAGAAGGCCATATAATGTTTGGTATAGGCTATGGTTTTTGTGATTACGAAGCAGAAAAACTTACATATATACAATTAAACACAGATAAAGATCTTACAGACAAATTTGTACATAATATTTTAAGGAATCATTTCAATTGGCGTATAAAACATTTCGGCACTATATGTGATTAGTAGAGCCTAAATAATAATATATGGCCATTATAAATAAAGATTTTAGAGTAAAGAATGGTTTATACGTAGGAGAAAACATAGATCTTTTACGTGGAACTCTTTCTGCCTTAGAGGTACAAGTCGGTAACGGCTATGGTTCCACAGGCTTAACAATCAGTAACATTGGAGACTTATCCGCTAACGGTATTGGGGTATTTGATGGAAACGTTTATGTGGGTGGTGGATTCGGAGATACTGGTGTAACACTTACAAGTACAGGAAATATTTCCGCCGATGGGGAGATATATGCTGGTGGTGGTTTTACTTTTCCTGCTTTTGTTCTTTCCCTTTCTGGAGACGTAGGTGGTTATTTATCTATTGATAATCTTACTGGTGAAAAGAACATTACTACAACCATTCAACCTAATAGTGTTGCTTTAGGTACAGATACTACTGGGGATTATGTTGAATCTTTTGCTTTAAATACTACTTTCGAGACACTTACTGGTACTATCGGAGTAGGTTCAGCAGCAGAGAGCTATACTATAGAAGGTGTTGGTCTTAAAGCTACAGGAGTCACAGCGGGTTCTTACGGTACGCAGACTGAAATGCTTACCGCCACCGTTGATGAGACTGGCCGACTCACAGGTATTGGCACGACTTCTATTGTTACAACTTTAAATCACGCCGCCGATTCTGGTACAGGTTCTGTAGATCTATTAACTCAGACCCTCACTATTGCTGGTACAAACAATGAAATAACTACAAGTTCATCTGGTCAAACAATTACTATTAGTTTACCTGATGATGTTACTATAGGTAATGATTTAACTGTTACTGGTAATTTAGTAGTTAATGGAGATACAGTTACTCAAGATGTTTCTTCAGTATTAATTGAAGATCCTGTTATTAAGTTAGCTAACGGTAATACTGCTTCAGATGTTAAGGATATCGGTTTTTATGGAGAATATTCCGATAGTGGTACAAAGTATACAGGTCTTATAAGAGACGTTACCTTTGCTGGAGGTAATAAGCCATATGTTTTCTTCGCTGGTACTACTACAGATATTTTATCCGCTAATGTTACTGGGGCTGGTAAGCCAAGTGTTTCTGAATTTGCAGATGTTTATATGGGTCGTATAGGTATCAATACATCTGATTATGACGCAAATAATAGACTTACTGTTTCTGGAGCAATTAGTGGTGATAGTACTCTTACGATTGACGGTAATACAACTATAGGTGGAGGTTACGGAGATACAGGTATTACCCTTACAGATGCTGGTAACATCAGTATGAATGGTAATTTAGTTGTTGATGGTACGTCAACACTAACAGGTGATGTTTATATCGGTGGGGGATATGGCAGCACAGGGGTTACAATAACTACAGATGGTGTATTGAGCGCAGATGGTGGTATCTTTGCTGATGCATTTTATTCTAAGACTGGTGGTTCTGCAATTGATTTCAATGATAATGTTGATATTGACGGTACATTAACGACTAACGGTACAGTAACATTCTCTGGCCTTAATACAGGTACAAGTAATACAGTATTAATACGTAGTGGTAATGAAGTTGTAACTGATGATATTGACCCTAAAGTATGGGATATTAAACTTGTTGACTATGGCACTGCTACTACTAATAGACTTACTAAGTTTACTGATACTACAGGTACAATTGATAATACTATTATAAGTGATGATGGTACTACAGTTACAGTTGGTGTTGGTTCTTCTAATGATATTAGATTTACTCCAAGTGATGATAATACTTCTATTAAGTTTGGCGGTGAAACTACCGGTTATCATTCTACAAGTGCTACCGTAGCAGCTGCTACTAACAACGGAGTTGTACTTTCTATGGCTAAAGCTACTGTCAGATCAGCTAAAGTTATTATTCAATCTACTATAGGTTCACAGTATGAGGTTGCTGAGTTATTAATGATACACAACGGAACTGATGCATATCTTACAGAATATGGTAATATCTCTACTGGGTCAACATTTAAAGTTACATATGACGCTATTATAGATGGTGCTTACCTTAAGATCAGAGCATCAAATTCTGATGGGTCTAATGCTGCAACGATTGTAACGGGAACGCTACAGACGTTACTGGTATAAATTAATTAAAATATAAGCGAAAAGGCCTGATTAATCAGGCCTTTTTTTATAAATATAATTATAAGTGGAAAGTGAAACTTAATGGCTACTAAAAATTTTTTCGTACACGATGGATTAAAAGT